AATTGATGCAGTTGTTTCTGATTCTGAACCTAAAGAAGATATATTAATAGTTTCAACTGTAACTCGGTTTTCGTCATATACTCCACTAATAGTAGTTTCTAATGAGAACACTTGTTCGTATAATGAAGACGAATAGTTACCTTCAGAACCTTGAGAAGAAAGATATGACACCAGAATCTCATCATCGTCTAATGGAACTTTACCAAATATTCCATTACCAAAATATAATTCAGTTACTTCATCTAGTCCTTCTTGAAGAAAGAAAACTTTAGATGTTGGAACAAGTGTTGATAACCGTTGATTGTTAATCCAACCATCCATAACTAAAGTTTCTCTGTCACATGTCTTGTCTGAGACTATGAATTGCTTTTTAATAGAATCCCCATAATTGCCAAAGTTAACTTCCATCAATTTTCCTTGATGTAATCTTATTTCAGCAGAGAAGTCTCCAGCATCGTCAGGGAATACGTTTACATTCTCCATGCTTACGAATATCATTGCAGCACCGTTAATTGTAGATACGAAAGAAGTTCCTTTCTCAACAACAATAACATCTGGATTATATCCAGTTGTGTTGAATGTTAATTTAACAATTGCTTGTGAGGCAGTAACTGATTTTGGGATATAACCTAATGTCTTTGCATGAGAAACTACTGAATTTCGTAGTGTTGCAGTATCAAGAAAAGACTCATTAATTGCCATGTTTGTGTGGTAACCCATATAGTGGGTTGTGTATGCCATAACATCAAGCATGACCGACATACTAGAACCTTCAAAATCATAGTCCGTAAATTCATCTTGGTCTTTTAAAAACCCTTTAATGTTACCCTTGATTTTATCAAATTCCAAATCTGATATATTTAATTGTTTACCGTTAGCCATGTCTCTTACCTTAATCTATTTAAAAAGAATTCTATTTCTCTCATAACTCCACCATTTAATGGTGTAAATCCAATCGTGACGTTATATCTATTTTCGTCAACATCCACCTGCACCTCTATGAAATTTACGTGGATTCTAGGTTCGTGTTGGTGTAATGCGTTTTCTATCTGTGCCTCAAGTGAAATTCTTGTTGATGCTGACATTGGTTCAAATAAGGAATTGTAAATAGTTGAACCAAAATCGGGTTGGAATACTCTCTCACCCTTTCTTGTCTTAATTATATTAAGCATTGACCCAACTAATGCTTCATCATCGTATCTCCCGACAACATCATTTGTGTGTGGGTGTATAATCATATCCAAGTCGATATCTTTAAACCTTCTATTGATTGTCCTATTAATTGCTACCATCGACCTTAATCCTTAACTATTTCTTATATTTATATGAAATTCAATTGACAATCACGTTGCTTGAACCAGACATACATTTACTTCCGCAATCTACTGGATCGCCAATTCTTGCAAGGTCTAGGCTGTTCACAAACACATCTGGACTTCCTGCTTGTGTTGCTGCACCATGGGGTACGCAAACTGGGCAACCATGTGAATCCCATGCATCAGAAGCACGATGTGCTCCTCTATCTAGACCATTAATAAACACATTATTACTTGCAACAATATTCTTTCTCGATCCGTAACATCCATGGCCTGTACAAAAATCACTTAACCTTACTGCTCCTGGCATATCTCTTTATCCTGTTATTTTACTAACATCATAAGCACCCTTTGATGAAAGTGTTGTAGATAATTCTACGTTCTTTTTATGATTGTATGTATCTCCACTAACTGTTTTTTCAACTGCACTTTCAACACATCTCCAAGAACCACCAGCATTACTACAATGAACGGAACTGGATTCTGTTTTAGAATCTGGCTGTTTTGCACCAATACAAGAACATTTGTAAGTAACTCCTGAATTTTGGTTCTGATAAGCAGATATCATATCAGTCGGCCAAGGTTGGTCATCAAGTAATGGTGCGAGTGCATCTTGCAGTTGCTCTGTCCACTGGTCTCCAGCATCGGTTGCTTGTTTGAACCCTTCACTTGGTGTTGGTTGTAAGGCTGCTTTAAAAAGAGTGGCGAAACTATACGAGGCATTTGCTGATGCATGAATAGTTTGTTTCTTTTTAGTACCTTTCACTACAGGGTTTTTCGCTTCATCCGAACCAGAACCAGAAATCGGTGGGTCTAATGTTCCTTCCTGTCCAGCTAGTTTTTTTGCTACAGTGGTAACTATGGTTTTCACATATTTACTTGCCGTTACTTCTTTAGATCCTGCTGCTGCTCCAGCAGCGACTGCAGATACTAATCCCGCAAGTGGTGAACCTACTGCTGAAGTTGCGCCTTTAGGCAAGGCAGAAGGAAGAATTCCTTCTTGTGTATCCACATTCATTTCAGTTTTCTGAGTTGAATCAACACATTTCCAGGTGCCACCTGCTGCTGCACATTGAGCAGACTTGGTGTCTCCACGAGATAGACTATCCATACTTTTTGTTGCACCAACACAAGAACATGTTGTATTTTCCAAGTCATAATCAACAAGTGATGTTAGGTCAAACCCGTTCGAAACTGCAGCAGATTCTACTGACGCCTTGCTCTTTGCTAGGTTGGCGACACTTTCACCAACGGAACTAACCGAACTTAATTGGGAGAATGGCACACCAGATAAAAGTGCTTGTTGGGTTCCTGAAATTTGACTAATCTTGGACGCAAATGTCTGCAATCCTGCGCCTGGTGCTTGTGTGTGTAGAGGAAGTTTTGGTACACCTCCACTATCTAATATTTCAAATGGGAGTTCTTCCGTAACACCTGTTCCACCAATAGCAATATTGAATAGTTTAACAATATCATCCATCACTGGTTCAGTAATATGACTCAACATTAAGTTATTATTGACCAACGCACAGGGATCTGAATTTGCAAGTTTAGCAAAAGCTGCCCATTGTGATAGTTTATTTAATACCGCAGCTATTGTGTTAACATCTTGGTCGATAAGAGTTGTGAATTCATCTTTTACCCCATTACACATATCATCAAATGGACTCAACAAACCTTGAATTACATCAAGATTAATAATTATATTTGCTAACTTGCTTGCATCGTATGCATCATTTTTAACACTTCCTAACCTGCTTTGTATTTGAGATAAATCACCTAAACCTAATGCATCGTCCATTATACCAGCAGAGTCTAATAGGGTAGCAAAACCCGCTAAACAATCAACATCGTCTTTGTCATATCCTAATTTACCTTGTAATTCTCTTCCTGCTTCTTGAATACCTGTGTTCTTGATATAGTCTTGAGTTGCTGATAACAATGCTTCTTCAACAAAATTACCACAATCATAGAATGCGTCAGATAGTGACTGAACTTCCTGAAGAGTACTCCACATCTCCCCTGCTGCAGTAGCACCGTGTACTGCAGTCAAATCATTTAAATCTATATGTGATGTGACATTTAATCCAGTTGCAGTAGATTGAAATTCACCTACCTGATCAAATGCAGGGGATCTAAGATCTTCACCCAGTGAAGACATAGCATCTTCAACGTCACTGTAATACCCACTATGAGGTTCAGCTAGGTCAAAGTCTGGGTCAGAACTTGAATACGATGCCATTTTCTTTATCCTTTAGTTAGAGTTTGCCAAGCACCATAGGCAATTGCTACATATGCAGCAATATTCATCCAACTGCCAAGGAATAAAATAATTAATCCTACAGCAATAAGTCCTAGACCACCATGTGTCGCTTTCTCTTTTAATCTATCTTTAATAAAACCTATCATTTGGAATTCTCCTTTGTTGTTACGATTGATTTATCGGATTTTGCTCATCATGCTCAACATGCATCTCAGTCATATTATCACCTTCAAACTCTTGACTAGCGTTACTGGTAATGGTATCGCCAGTCGCTGATAATTCCGAGCTTGTATATTCATCTTCATGTGAATGAGGCAAAGAACCATCTTCATGTGAATGCTCTACTCCATCATCATGCATATGCATGTTTGGATCTGCTGGTTCGGTCAGCAATTCAGCATGTTCATCTGGAGCATTAGTTTGTATGTGTTCCATAAGTGTTTCCCACATATCTCTTGCTGAATGACGTCTATCTAATTCAATACCATGCATTCTTCCTTCTTGTTCCATCATTTCTTTAACGTGTTTTTCAAAATCCCCAGCATTTCTAACCATGTCTTCCATGCTAGTAATCATTGCTAATATTTGTTCGTACATATATCTTTCTCCTTTATGTTGTTTATGGGTTCAAATGTATCGGATCACCCTTAATTGTTGTTACATCTTTCGATTCTTGCAGTACATTTTTTGTTACCAGTACAGTTTTATCACCAATAACCGTTTCATTCCAATTTCCATGAATGTTCATGTTGACGTCTCCACCAACTTCCACATTCCAATCTTTAACTATTCTCAAATTAGCAGAACCTTCCACTGTGATATTAACGTTACCTCGCTTATCTTCATCATCCTTTTTTATGTGTATAAATTCATCACCCATAACAATTCTATAATTATCAGAAACGACCTTTGTTACTGTTTGTCCATCTGGATGAATCTCTTCAAACGTTCCAGACTTATGTTTACGCATTAGTCTTTCACCATCAGGTGAATCATCCCATTCTTCGACATGTCCAGATTCACTTTCTCTGACATGATTAAAAGGATATTGAGCAACGTATGGGTCTTCAGGTTCATCCCATTTGCCATGTTCATCACCATGAAGATCTGCCTCAATATGAACCCCATCTGCAATTAATACCTCTTTATCAAACACTCGTTCACCAATCTTATCGTTGATTTCTATGTCTGTCAGTGCAGTTGGTTTAGATTTTAAACCTTTCTCCCCTTCAGGATTTTCATACTCAACGAAAGCACGTCTGTTTGTATCTGGTTCTTTGAGGTAATCATGTTCTACAATTGCCTCATCATTCTTTGGATAGAGTAAATTCGGGTCGTTAAATCCAGCTTCACCTGGAGCAAGTTGAGGGAAACCACCAAGAGTACCCATAACCACTGGGTCTTGACAATTCTTACCATCTCTGAAAAATCCTACAACATGACTTCCTTCGACTGGTCCAAGTGGAGTAGTTCCTACACCATTCATTGCAGCAGAAGTGATAGGTTGCATTGGATATGCCCATGGTAAATCCTCTGTCGGGATTCCTTCTTTCTCTCCCTTAACCTTTTTCTTTGTATGTAATCCAAAAACCCTTACTCTAACCCTTCCGAGTCTTAATGGGTCGTTACGTTCCTCTACGACTCCAGTAAACCAGATGAATCCGTCATACCCCATAAATTGCATTATAACGCTCCCATAAATGACTTGGCATCACCACTAACTTCTGAATCCCATCCATCTTTATTACATTCTAGAGTCATAGTATATTCGGTGTTATTTAGTTTATGATGTATAGCAGTAACAAGAAAATTTCCACTAATGTATGGATCACCCTCGCCAGACTGGTCGGTTTGTGAAGGAATAATAATTTCTATTACATCACCTGCGAAAATATTACTATCTCCTGGAACATCAAATTTAACATTGTTAGTTCGTATCTCCATCATCTTTTGGTCATAACGAGGATAATGTGGTATCTCTGATTTATCATGGTATCCATATAAGTAATTAGAACTCATATAACCAAGGTTGGAATCTGATACAAAGTCTGCATCAAATACTTCTCCAAAATTAACAGTACCTAAATCAGAACCCTTTTCTGTAGTATCAATCTCGTATGATTCAATCTCTTTTGTCAAGATATTATGCGTGATAACCTTCCCACCATACATACCACCAACAACTGCTTTAGAGGTATTAAACCTTTCTATTTCTGTGAAATCTTCCGTTTTATTAGAAATAATAACACCCTGTCCAGGAGATGCCTCAACCATATTAAGAGGAACTTCAGTCGCATGTAACATTCTTATTGATGGTGCTTTCTTCAACTCATCAATAGTAGTAAAGTGAAATCCTGCGCTATTTTCAAAGAAAATATAATTACTTTGCCCACTCGCCGATACTGAATTCCTAGCAAGAAAGTTAAATAATTCAAACGGTTTCCAATTAGGAACAACTATATGCTTGGGATTTTTCGATGGTGTATTCGTAACCAAAGAAGAAAATCCAGTACCTGTTTCAGTTCCAAATTTCATAATATCTCTAGAAACATAATCTACAATATCTGTTGTTGTCATTGCATCAAAAGATCTGCTTATCCTAGAAACATTATTCGTGACGAGATATGGCGAAACAAATCCTAATGTATATACCGTCTGTCCCGTACCATCTCCAGTTCTTGTAACATCTCGTAATGAATTTATAATTAATTTTTTATTAAAAACTGATTCATCTTTTCCTTCGTTTGGGGTTTCAATCGTGATAGTGACCGATTCTTTCCCAGATCCCAACATCGCAAATTTCTCTAAAAGACCCATGTTGTCCATAACAATAATATTTCCAAAAATAGAATTATTATAAATGGATTCAAAAATTGACAACTGCATAATAGAAGGAATTAGGTCGACTTCTCCACCTTCCTGATTGGTAAGAGTACATGCCCAAGCAGAATTAAGTTTCGGGTCTAAACTTTGTTGTTCGGCCATGATTTACTCTTGCTTTTGAATCGGAGTTATTTTTAAAATATCACTAAATTCTTTTGTTATTCTTCTAATATGTTCTGGTCGAACCGTATTTATTCTTAGTTTCTCGTCATTCAAGTTAATTAAATGCTCAAGTTCTGTTATTGGTTCGTAGGTTTGCTCCAGATTATTCTCTGGATATTGAACGCCTTCGGTGTCAACATAATGCCTTATTGCATCAACATTATCAAACAACTTTTCGGCATAGGCAAAGACTTCCTCTTCCTGCATAACCCAGTCATAAAATGGATCTACGACATCATTGATAACGCATATAATCCACCAATGATCAGTGGTTCCATATAATGAATGAGAAACTTGCTCGGGGGTCTGAAATAACTCTATCCTTTGTTTGTAATAGAAATCAGCATACTCTTTTAATTTATCGTTTAATTGAAAACGGTGTGTAATGTCTGATATTAATACACCATTATATTCCACCTTTGGCATAAAATCGCTATAAGTTTTCATTAATAACCTGCCTCAACATCACTACGAGTGATTGTCCTGATTTCTTTCATTGTTAAACCTATTTGTACTTCCATGGGTGAACCATCTTCATGAGCACCCCAACCACTTGATGCAGTGTAATTTGCTGTTAAATTGGTAATGAATGAATCCTTCACTTTAAATAAGTGAGGATTTGCTTTGGTATCTACCAAAAACCTAACAGTACATGTTGGTGGTATTGCAAGTCTTCCTCCAAGAAACCTAGATTCCTCTGCCAATGCTTGAGCGCCATTACCACCAGCAGCTTCCAGTGTATTCAGTTGTGCTGTCAATGTTGATATATCAGTATCACTAGATCCACCCAAGTGTCCTGGGTTAGCAGGGGAGCTTAGCCATTTCAATGTGTGCACTATCTGTTGGATTGCTATTTGTTCGTCTGGATTTTTTGCCGATAATCTCCAACTAAAATCGTGACCTCGTAATCCACCACCTTTATAGAGCATACCCATGTTGTTATTATCTATTGTCGCATTTGCCATCTCAGCACTAGCAGATAGATTTGCCGTAGCATTTGCCAAGTTTTTCAGTTCCATACCTATTCCTCTGGCAATACCAGAAATTTTATCTATTGAACCTAAACCTGCAGATCTTCTATCATAAGATAGACTATCACCTTCAGTATAATTTCCCTGATATCCAGTAGACAATTGCAGAGGCATTGGTAGTCTAATCATCCCAAGAAAGTCTGTTTTATGTGTGCTTGTTTGAGTATTTTCATTATGCTGAAACCCGTCACCCTTTTTCCATGAATGAAATCTTATCTCAGTGAACATTCCACCAGAAGATACATCATCAAGAGGAAATTGGAGATTGATTGTATCGCTCATGGTTTTCGGGTGAATAACTGGTTCACCAAAAATCGCTTCTGTAGCAGTTTGAATTGCTACGCTGGCACCAGCGAGAGCAGCAGTTCTGGTGACGGTCTTACCACTTAAAAACTTCTGACCCATCTTAATCGCTTTGCCTTTCCAACCCATAATTCTTCTGCCTTTGTTATATAAACTTATATCAACTATTTATATAAATATATGTGATGATAAGTAAAGGTAAATATAAAGTTACTAACCGTGAGAAGTATGTTGGCGATATAAATTCTGTCATATACAGGAGTTCTTGGGAAAGACGTTTTATGACTTGGTGTGATACTAACGATTCAGTGTTAGCATGGAATAGTGAAGAGGTTGTTATACCATACTTTAGTCCAGTTGATAAGAAAGTACATAAATATT